AGAGAAGAAAGGCTTTGAGGGCATTAAGCGCTCCTCACGTGATGCATCGTCAAGGGAGAAGCAAGGTAGGCGTAAGCCTTGGGCTCCCCCGTCTATGCTAGATGCACCGCCTGCGCCAGAGGGCTATAAGCATCGGTGGATTCGGGCAGAAGTGCGTGGTTTTGATGACACGAAAAACATTTCTGCCAGATTGCGAGAAGGCTATGAGCTTGTTCGCCAAGACGAATACCCCGATTTTGAGGCCCCGGTAATTGAATCAGGTAAATATGAGGGTGTGTTTGGTGTGGGTGGTCTGATGCTCGCTCGTATTCCGATTGAAACTGTGGAGGAACGCGCTGAGTATTTTGCTCAACGAAACGCGGATCAAATGGAAGCAGTTGAATCGGATATGTTGCGAGAAAACGCTCATCCAACTATGACAATCGGCAAAGCCGAGCGTCAAAGTCGTGTAACTTTTGGCGGCTCTAAGAAATAGGGCCGCACAGAACGGAGATATTAACTCATGGCAAATCAAGAAACTGCCTTTGGTCTTCGTCCTGTTGGTCTTGCAGGAAGCGGTGTTAACAGCACTGGCGTTACTGAGTATGAAATTGCCAGTAACAACACGAATGCCATCTATAACGGTGCAATCGTGGTTCCTCTTGCGGCAGGCGTTATTGACCAAGCCGGAGATACTGCGGGCGGCACTACGCAAGCCCTCGGTGTCCTCGTAGGGGTTCAGTACCACGATTCTACCCAGAAGAAGCCTGTATGGCTTAACTACTGGCCCGGATCAGGTAGCGTGTCTGTAGACACTAACTACCCGGTAAAAGCTCTTGTAGCTGACAACCCCAACCAATTGTTCGTCGTAGCGGCGGATGCCACCCTTACTAACCGAGCCACTGCACTGGCTACTGTGTTTGCTAACGCAAGCCTTGGCACTTCTGCTCGTAGCGGATCTACCGACACCGGTAAGTCTAGCGCCGAGCTTTCTGTGTCTAGTGTTGCTACCACGGCTACTTTGCCGTTGCGTATCGTAGGTTTGGTTGATGATGACGCTAATAATGATTATGCGTCAGCGGGTGCGCATTTGCTTGTTCGATTGAACGCTCACTTCAACGCAGCCACGCGGGCGTTTGCTTCTCAAACAACCGCTGACTCAACTGGTATTTAAGGGAGACTAAGTAATGGCTATTTCTCGCGCACAACTGGCGAAGGAGCTTGAGCCCGGACTGAACGCTCTCTTCGGCCTTGAGTATGATCGCTACGAAAAAGAGCATTCTGAGATCTTCGATGAAGAGTCTTCAGACCGTGCTTTTGAAGAAGAAGTAATGCTGTCTGGCTTCGGCACTGCGCCGGTTAAGTCAGAAGGCGGCTCTATCTCGTTTGATGACGCGCAGGAGACTTTCACTGCTCGTTATACTCACGAGACTATTGCACTGGCCTTCAGCATTACTGAAGAGGCTATCGAAGACAATCTTTATGATCGTCTTGCTTCTCGTTACACCCGTGCTTTGGCACGATCTATGTCACAAACCAAGCAGATCAAAGCGGCTTCTATCCTGAACAATGCGTTCAGCACCAGCTTCCCCGTTGGTGACGGCGCTGCTCTGTGTTCTTCTGCACACCCCTCTCTGTCTGGCAACCAGCGTAACCAACTGTCAACAGCCGCTGACCTCAACGAGACTTCTCTTGAGCAGATGCTGATCGACATCGCTGGTTTCACCGACGAGCGTGGTCTGAAGATCGCGGTACGTGGTATGAAGCTGATTATCCCGAAGGAACTGCAATTTATTGCAGAGCGAGTGATTAACTCCAACCTCCGTCCGGGTACGGCTGACAACGATCTCAACGCAATGAAGTCTATGGGAATGATCCCTGATGGCGCTGTTGTGAACCACTTCTTGACCGATACGGATGCGTTTTTCCTCAAGACTGACGCTCCTAACGGCTTTAAGCTGTTCAACCGTAGCCCCATCAAGACCGCTATGGAAGGCGACTTCGACACTGGCAACATGCGCTTTAAGGCGCGTGAGCGTTACAGTTTCGGTGTTTCCGATTGGCGTTGTGTGTTTGGCTCCCCCGGAGCCTAATAGATCTTCGGATCGGGTAAGGGCGGCATTTGCCGCCCTTTCTTTTTGCATGGTAAAATATCTAAATCCTGACATCCGCATGGGGCGGATGACATTGGCCACGACAGGAGACTCACATGGCTAACACTACTTTCACAGGACCGGTTCGTTCTGAAAGCACTTTTAAATCTGTAAGCAAAAACGCCACCACTGGCACAATTACAGAAGTCGCTACGCTTGGGGATGGTCCCGTAAGCCTTGCTGACGCCGACGTAACCCTTACTAATGCTACCCACAGCGGAAGAATCTTGCTGATTCCAGACGGCGGCCAAGACAACACTTACACGTTGCCTGCCCCGATTGCTGGTTCAGTCTTTAGATTTGTTTATGCTGGCGGCGCGGCAGATGCTACGGATGCAATCATCGTTACCCCCGGTAACACCAACTTCTACATTGGCGGTGTTACTTTCTTGGACACCGACAACGAAGTAAGTGCTGTGTTTTCTGACGGAAACTCTAACAGCAGTATTCAGCTAAACGTACCGGCTGGCTGTGATATAACTATCGTTGGCTTGAACACCACCAATTACCAGATTTTTGGCACCGTAACGGGCGCAACTGCTCCGGCATTTGCTGATCAATAATCTAAGCGGGGGTTTCGGCCCCCATTTTTGGAGGTTTTTATGGCTGATGCTGTAACGTCACAGACGCTAATCGATGGCCCTAAACATGCCGTAATGAAATTTACCAACGTTTCGGATGGAACGGGGGAAAGCGCTGTCGTAAAAGTAGATGTTTCTGCTTTATCGGCTAGTGCGGATGGCGACACTTGCAATGAAGTCGTCATTGAACGGATCTGGTGGCAGTGCATAGGCATGAAAGTCAAAATTTTATTTGATGCCACTAGCGATCAATTTTGTATTGAGTTGGGCGAAAACCAAAGCGGCGATCACGATTACCGATCTTTTGGTGGTCTGACAAACAATGCAGGAAGCGGCAAGACCGGGGACGTTGCTTTTACCACTGTAGGGCACAGTAGTGCCGACACGTACACCATTATTCTGTACATGCGGAAGAAATTTGCTTAATGGCTACGACAAAAGATGTGCGAAGACTCCCTTCTGGACGATTACAGTACAGAGGGGAAACTTTTTCGGGTTATAACAAGCCCAAAAAGACCCCCGGGAAGTCTAAAAAAAGCGCTGTTTTGGCTAAAAAAGGTAATGAAGTCAAGTTGGTGCGTTTTGGCGACCCAAATATGTCGATTAAAAAGTCTCAACCGGGGCGCAGAAGTAATTTTAGAGCGCGTCACAACTGCGACACGGCAAAAGACAAGTTCACCGCAAGATATTGGTCTTGCAAAGCATGGTGAAATGCTAACTATGCAGGTCGAAGAGGTATTGTCTCGTTTAGAAAAGCACGAGGCCGAATGTAATTTGCGATATAAGCGTATTGAAGAGCGTTTAGACGATCAAAAAGAGCTTATAGCCCAAAATTCGGAGGCTTTAAGCAAATTAGATCTAAAAATTTGGGGAATTGCGGTGCTTATTGTCCTTGCACCGGTTGCGGCTAATTTCTGGGGGTAAAAATGGGTGGTTGTGGCTCTCGGGTTAAGACAGGACCCAAAAAAACTAAGCTTCAAGTCACTTACTTGCGTAAAGGAGGCGACGCCTCCCGGAAAAGCAAGGGAAGCAAGATTTGCCCGGCGGGTAAAGCGTGGGCAAAGCGCACTTTTGACACATATCCTTCGGCATATGCCAACATGGCCGCTAGCAAATACTGCAAAGACCCAAACTACGCCAAAAAAGCCAAGGGCAAGGCGTAACATATGGGTGAGCTTAAAAAATGGCGCGACCAACAATGGGTTCGCATTGACAGCAGTGGCAACATTGCAGGCGAATGTGGCACTTCCAAAGACAAAAAAAACCCAGATCGTTGTTTGCCCCGGTCAAAAGCACAAAGCCTAAGTAAATCCGAAAGAGCTTCTACCGCAAGAAAGAAAAAGCGAGAGGGAGCAAAAGGTAAACAAGTAGTAGCCAACACCAAAGCAGCCAAAGTTAGCTTTAAATCTGGCGGCGAGGTGCGTAAGCTGAATAAAGGCTGTGGAGCAGTCCTGTCAAATAGAAGAAAGCGAACGCGGTATGCCTAATGCTAGAGCTAGAACAACAAATTCAGCAGGAAATCCGGGGCTGGTCTAGCCACGCCCTTGAAACTCCTCACCCTTTCTTTAACGACCTTCCCGCGTGTCCGTATGCTAAAAAGGCATGGACCGATGATCGCGTAGGTTTTGTATTTAGTTATTCCGACGAAAAACAAGGCCTGTATACGGCCCTATCGCAGTTTGACGACACGTTTGACGTAGTTTGCTACGTTGAATTGTTTTATGAGGAAGACCCAGAAACGTATCACGAGTATTTGGATGGCATTAATGACGCCATATCGATGGGTATTTTTATCCAAAAAGACCTGTGGGTTATGGGATTCCACCCGGAAGATGATCAAGACGAGGAGGTTTTTGACCAAACGTTTCCACATTTAGTGGAGGATTTGTATGCAATTACGTTTGTTCAAAGGCTTTCTAAACTAGAAATAGCGGCAGAAAAGCTAAGAGAAAAAGGGTATTATGAGCAGTATATGAACGATGTTTCAACTGCAAACCTTTGGAACAAAAGACAATCGTTATACAGGAGATTATGCGATGCCGGGTATGAAACCTAAAGTAGGACCAAAAAAGAGATTGAGACCACCAGTGCCATATAAAGTAAGGCCATTTCCCGAAAAACGTGGAGTTGGAGCGCCCCCTAAAGCAAAAGCAAAACCAAAAAGAATGCGCGGCGGTGGTGCTGTGAAAAAAATGCGTGGCGGTGGTGCTGTGAAGAAAATGGCTAAAGGCGGCGCGGCAGTGCGCAGTTCTTGTCCCTCTAAGAGCTTGTAATAATGGCAGTTTCTGGTTCTACAGACTTTGAACTAGATGTAAGTGATTACATTGAAGAGGCCTATGAGCGGTGTGGACTAGAGGTCCGCACCGGCTACGACCTTAAAACAGCTAAAAGATCACTTAACCTAATGCTGGGGGATTGGGCAAACCGTGGCCTTAATCAATGGACTATTGAACAGGCCACGGTGACCCTTACACAGGGGACCGGAAACTATGCTTTAGGCGCGTCTACGATTGATATTTTGAATGCGGTTGTTCGTCGCAGTGATACGGATTATGCCCTTGATCGCATTAGCCGTAGTGACTACATCAACATTCCTAGTAAAACTCAGCAGGCGCGTCCGTCACAATTTTTTGTGGATCGTCAAATTAACCCTACGTTGAAGTTGTGGCCGATCCCTGAAAACAGCACGGATACGGTCATCATTGACAAGCTTGTTCGCATGGACGATGCGGACACGTACACCAACACCATGGATATTCCCTTCCGGTTTTATCCTTGTTTGGCGGCGGGGTTGGCTTATTACCTTGCCATAAAAAAAGCCCCGGATCGTGTTCAGCTTTTAAAAGCGGTGTACGAAGAAGAATTTGAGAGAGCGGCCTCGGAAGACCGGGACCGAGCGTCTTTTAATGTTCAACCAACAATGGCTTACCAGAGACCATAGCCATGGGTAATTTTGCATCAGGTAAATTTGCTTACGGCATTTCTGACCGCTCGGGACAGCGCTACAAGCTTAACGAGATGAGAAGAGAGTGGACGGGCATGTTGGTGGGTCCAGATGAGTATGACCCCAAGCAACCCCAGATTGAGCCTCGCCGCAAAGCCATAGATCCGCAGGCGCTGCAAAACCCTCGCCCGGACAGGATTGAGCCTTTGAACGTTTTTGTGGGGGTTCCTCTGGTTGAAAGCCCCGATTTAAATACTCCGCAAGCCTTTGGTAGAGTGGGGGTCGTTGCCGTAACCGTGTCGGATTTTAACGCTAATGTTAATGTGACCGGTCTTTCTGCGTCTGTAGCCGGAAGCGGTGTTTCAGTGACTGTGAATGTTATAACCTTGGCGATAACGGTGGCCAATCCCGGTTCTGGCAACAAATATTATCAAGCCGGAATATTGCCGGGAGCAAGCGGTGTAGACCTTAATGAGGGCCAAACCTATCGATTCGATCAGTCGGACAGCAGTAACTCTGGCCATCCCTTGCGATTTTCAACCACATCTGACGGCACACATGGCGGCGGCAGTGAGTATACAACGGGTGTAACAACTGCCGGAACGCCGGGGAGCGCAGGGGCATATACCGAAATTACCGTGGCCTCGGGAGCGCCAACGCTTTACACATATTGCACTGTCCACAGCGGCATGGGCTATAAGGTGAACACGGTATGAGCTTTACATACGCACAGCTAAAAACCGCTATCCAAGATTACGCCGAAAACGACGAAACGTCGTTTGTAAACAATCTGGACATTTTTATAAAAAACACTGAAGAACGAATTCTTAAAAACGTTCAACTTAGTCTTTTTCGTAAAAATGCCTCCGGGACAATGACAAATGCCAATCAATACTTGGCTTGCCCAAGTGATTTTTTAGCCCCCTTGTCCCTATCTTTTGTAGACAGTAGTAGTAACAAAGTGTTTTTGGAGCTAAAAGACGCTGATTTTATACAAACGGTCAATCCGAATAGCGCGACTACGGGCTCCCCAAAATACTACGCTGTGTATGACGTAGACAACTTTATTATTGGGCCGACGCCAAATTCTTCTTACACGGTTCAACTTAACTATTTTTATCGGCCAGTAAGCCTTACGGCGGGGGCTGATTCAGGCACCACGTGGCTGAGTGAAAATGCGCCCATGACCATGCTTTACGGTTGTTTGGTTGAGGCGTATACATACATGAAGGGTGAGCCGGACATATTGCAAAACTATCAGCAACAGTTTGTTCAAGGGGTTCAGTCCTTGAAGCTGTTTGGAGAAGCCAAAGAGACCACCGACCAATACCGAACCGGAATGGTTATAAGGGCTAAACAATGATGGTTGAAGGCGGTAAAATAAGCACTGGTATTGTAGATGTTCATACTACCAGTAACCGGGGGTTTACCCCAGAAGAGGTTGCTGATCGGTGTTTAGGTCGGATTGTTCGTGTATCGGAATCCGCTCCTCCCGCTATAAGAGATCAAGCGTTGGCGTACAAAGAAAGTGTACGTCAAGTGCTTACGCATTACATGCGCGAGGCGATCCAAAGTGATCGCACAACTGTTTACAACGCTTTGCTTGATGCGGGGCAAAAAGAGTTAGCCGAAATGATTAGGAGGCTTTAAATGGCTTTTAGTGGCAATTTTATGTGTACGTCCTTTAAAAAGGAATTGCTTGAAGGCGTACATAACTTTAAAAATTCTGGCGGAAACACCTTTAAGCTGGCCATGTACACCAACAGCGCTTCGTTTGATGCCTCTACCACTGCGTATACGACAAGTAACGAGATCAGCGGCACGGGGTACACTGCGGGCGGGGGAACCCTTACCCGGGTAGATCCAACTACGTCGAGTACCACCGCGTTCACAGATTTTGCAGATCTTACGTTTAGCTCTTCGTCGCTTACGGCTAGGGGTGCGTTGATCTACAACGACAGTGCTAGTGGGGACCCTACGGTAGTTGTTCTTGATTTTGGTTCAGATAAAACGTCTAGCTCTGGAGATTTCACCATTGTATTTCCCACGGCTGACGCGAGCAACGCAATCATTCGGATCGCGTAATGGCTGACGCGACTGTTCCGTTTACTGGCTGGGGCCGTGGTGGATGGAGCAGTGCTGCGTGGGGCGAAGGTAGCGACACTAACGCAGGTGGCACTGGGGCAGTAGGGTCTGTCACAGTAAACGGCGATGTAAATGCCGTTGTTACCGGGGTTTCTGCAACGGGTGCCGTGGGCACCGTATCCGTCACCACGGACATAAACTTGTCGGTTACTGGTCTTGCCGCCACGGGTGCGGTGGGATCTGTCACCGTCAACGCCGCCCAAAATGTTTCTGTTTCCGTTACCGGGGTTTCTGCCACGGGTTCGGTGGGCTCTGTTACAGCCACAGGCGGTGCAAATGCGTCTGTCACGGGCATTGCCGCTACAGGTGCGGTAGGTTCTGTCACTGTATCGGAGGGCACAGGCCAAAACGTAGAGGTGACGGGCGTTGCCGCTACAGGAGAGGTTACATCTGTTTTGGTTTGGAGCGCCATTGTTCCGAACCAAACGCCAAGTTGGTCAGAGATAACTCCGTCCCAGACCCCAAATTATGAAGACATTGCGGCATAAAGAGGATTGAATAATGCCTAGCACTTACACTACAAATCTTGGTATTGAAAAGATTGCTACTGGCGAACAGTCAGGAACATGGGGCACCACTACCAATACCAACCTTGACCTGATTGATGAAGCCGTAAATGGCATTATTTCTATTACGTTGTCCTCGGCGGGAAGCTCTGGATCGCCTAATGATTTGCCCATAACAAACGGCGCGTCCTCCAACGGCAGAAACAAGTTTATTGAATTTGTTGACGGCGGCGATTTGGGCGGTACGGCGTATGTTCAGCTTACGCCTAACGACGCTGAGAAAATTGTTCACATCCGCAACAGCTTGTCTGGCAGTCGATCAATCATCGTTTTCCAAGGCACCTACAATGCCTCAAACGACTTTGAGATTGCCAACGGCGCAGATGTTCTGCTGAAGTTTAACGGTGGCGGGTCAGGCGCAACGGTAACGGACGTTAATGTTGACTTAACCGTAACAGGTCTGACTGTAACCACAGCAAACGCCACGACGGTAAACGCCACTACCGTTGACACAACCAACATTGAAGTGACCAACCTCAAAGCCAAGGACGGCACGGCGGCAGGGTCTATTGCCGACTCAACGGGGGTGGTGACGATAGCGAGTGCGGTGCTAACCACCGCTGACATTAACGGTGGCACGGCTGACAACGTAACTATCGGAGGCTCTACCGCCGC